AGAATGCTTGGTATTCTGCTTCTTCTACCATTACTTCCTTAACGATTTCCTTTAGTCTATTTCTAGTTATCATATTTTCTTTTTTATCTGGTAAACCTTTATGCGATGTTGATGCGTAATCTTTAGCATCTTTATCGGACATTGAATCTGCTGCTTTTTGTACTTCAGGAGATGGATTTTCCATATCACCTTTTTGAGCTGCGTGAACCATTCCCATAAATCTTTGTTGTGCTTTAGATACTGCTGGCATTTTTATAAAGTTCTTAATTTTTCAGTTATTCCCATTAACCTTTCTCTGATTTTATATAGAGATGCGTTTGTTCTTTTCCAATAATCTTCTTTCTTAAGTCCATTTTCGGTCTTAATTTTAGAATACCAATTAACAAACTTCTCTATTTCAGAAAGTTGTTTGTGTATATTAGAAACTCCCTTACCAACTTTTGCTCTTGGTGAAGATTCTTCTCTTTTTAATTCTAACCATCTATTTTCGGCAACAATCATTCCACTAACATCGGCAACTTTTGCTTTATCAACCTGTTTTGCCGCTGTTGGTTTCGTTGGTAGTGCTTCATCTTTACTAGCAGGCACATCACCCAACGCCCAATCCTTTTCTCCTTCTTCTAAGTTATCAACCACAGTTCCACCAGTTACACTAGCTAATCTTTTGTTTTTCTTTGCAGTTTGTCCAGGTTTAGCAAATGCAGCGGGTGTATTATACCCCGCAACATTACCAGTCACACTCATTTCATCCAAAGTTTTTTGAGTGTACTTTTCTCTAATGTATTTACGAATGGCTTCTTTTAATCTTGCTTCCATTATTTTACTTTAGATTTAAGTTCCTTAATTAGTTCATACGAAAGCATAATAGATGAAACTTGAGAATCAGATACAGTCTTTCCAATTTTCATTTTTTCTAAAACGGAAATAGTTTCTGCTAATTTAATTTGTGTAACTTTATCTTTTAATTTTGATTTAATACCATTTAATTCAGAAATTATAGTTGGCAATTGTGTACCCACATAATCTTTAAATTTAGTAGTATTTGTAATGTTGTTTATATATTCTTTTAACAAATTCTTTTGAGATTCATCAAGATTTGTATATTTTTTGTTAAAAGTTTCTACTAGAATCTTATAGGTAAGTAATCTAAGGTCTTTATCTTGTTGTTTATATGCTTCTATTAGTTTCTTATCTTCCGCAGGCTTTGATAATTGTGCGGGTTTTGATGTAATATTTTCTATTAGGGTAATTTTAGAATTAAAAATATCTTTTATATCGTATCCATCGGCTCTTTTCGATTCAAATACCTTATATATTGATGCCAATACTTTGTAATTAGTAATTGGTGAAGACAAAAATTGTTCAATATCAAATTTTGTAGAAATTTCTTTAATAAGATTAAATTTCTCTTTTGATAGTGCTAACTGATTTAACTTAGCATGCGCATCGCATACCGTTTCTACCAATCTATCCGCTTTTGTTTCGGAACTATATTTTTCCTTTAACAATATATCATAAAGACGTAATTCTTTGTTTAACTCTGTGTTTGGAGCAAAGAACTCTTTTACGATGTTTTTAGCGTTTTCGTTTTTATCTCCATTAAGAACTTCCAATGTTATTTGTCTTACTAAAAGCTCAAATAACACCCCAGTGTTCTTAAACTTGGAATGTTTAATTTTTTTCATTTATCTACCCTATATTTATTCTACCATATAAACTAACACATATAAATATAAACAAATTTTTCTTTATTAAATTTTAGTTTCATCTAATAGGTTTTTTTCATCAAGCATAGATGATTTTTCATTCAAAACCTTCTTTTTCGATGAAATTCCGTTTATATATTCTCTTGCTAGCTTTTTAGCGTTTGTGTTTAAGTTCCTGTCATCTCTCTTTCTATCCTTATGATTTTCCATATCACCCAATGGGTCTCTACCATACGGATGTTTATCTTTACCATAAGTATTACCTTCTCTCGGTCTTCCAACACCCCTACTCAATTCAATTTCAGTTTTTAATTTACTGATTTCTTCTTCCACATTTTGTTGTTGTGGTGGATTTGCCGGGTCTTGTCCCTGTTGTTCGATTGAAGTATGTCTGAAGCGGTCTTTAAGGTCTAATATTACTTTTGCTCTTTCAATATCAACCTCATCTTGTGATAAACCAAAGATATTATGGTACGCCCAATCTGATGATAACATATTAAGTGCTTTGGCATCAGATGCTAATCGTACCTTCTCACTCCATAAATTAACCTTTTCTTGTTCATAAATTGTAGAAGCGTTTGTCAAACTTAATTCAAAGTTTGTCATTTCAGAATCTTCAATACCATTTGCTGCTAAATGAACTACTGCAATCTTTGCTAATTCACTAACAACCGTACGTTGGATTCTTTCAATAGTTCTTGCAAAACGAACATCTTCTGCAGCTAATGTAGCTTTACCATTAACATTTTCATCATAAGATAGGTAAGCCTTTGGAACTCTAAGTGCTGCAAATAATTTTGCTCTTAAGTATTCAATATCTTCAATAGCCGCATATTCTAATCCTGCTAAGTTTTCTATACTAGTACCACTATCACTACCACGAACAGGTAAGAAAAAGTCTTCAGTAAGATTTTGGATATTGTATTTTAAGTTATAATCTCCGGTATCTTTATTAACAAATGGAGTTTTTTTCATTTTGTTAATAATCTTCTGCATATAGTTATCAACCTCAACAGGCGGAATATTACCAATATCTATTTTGAACACTCTTTTTTCAGGTGCTCTCATAATACGATGGATTAACATCGCATCTTCCATAAGAGATAATTGTTTCCAAATTCTTCTCGCACCTTCTACCATTGATTTACCATAAGGTAGGAAGTTGGTATCCGATAACATTCTAAAGTGAGCCATTTCGTATTGTTCATACTCCTGTTTTCCAAAACGGTCTAACTCAACCTTATATTTTACATAATCAGGATTGTTTGGGTCAGTACCCTCTAATCTTTCTACATTATATGTTGAATGTGGTGCTACATTGATAATACCTTTACCAGGCATAATTTCTAATGCTAAGAAAGCATCACCATACTTTACTAAGTTTCTAATCCAAGGCCATAAGTTAAACTCTACATTCATTATATCATAGAATAAGTTATGTAGTATTTCTCTTACATTTTCATTTGTGGATTTAATTTGAAGTACATCTCCATACTCGTTCTTAGTTGTACTCTCATCTGCATATATATCTAACGCTGACCCTATGATTGGGTCCATATCCATAGCATCATAATCTCTAAATAGTTCTCTACGAACTTGATGATATGCCATCGATTGCGCACCTTGGTGCGTTTCATAGTAAGACCTTTGTAATTTTGTGTACCTATCTCTAAGATTCACAAAATTCGTATTCATTTGTCTATCTTCAACATCAACTACTTTACGCTTACCATCTTTATCAATGGTTACAATTGCGTTTGTTGAAAATAGTTTTTTAAGTCTCCCAAAAAAACTTCTATCATCTTGGTTTTGTTCTGCCATAATTTATTTACCATTTTCTGCAAGACCAGTATCTTGCTTTTGTTCTAGGACCCGGATTATCACAATTGTGTCTTGCTCTAAAATTAGCCCTTTTACCAGGATTATTTTTCTTAATTTTTACTCCTTTCTGTCCAAAGTTTACTTTAATTACCTTTCCTGTTTTTGGGTTCTTAACATATACCTTAAACTTCTTTACGTCACCAGCCATTGGTTTACCTAATTTAACTTCTCTACCCTGATATTCTGCTTCAAATACACAAGGACAATTAGCTTCGGTTAGTTCATTTGAATAAGATTTAAGATAATTTATAAAATCATCCATATCTTCCTGCTCAACATCCAATTCATCATAGTCATCAATCGGATTGTCTTGCGGAGTATCTCCCATAGCATAAGCCTGGTCAACATATTCATCTTCATTTAAGATATTTGTTAATTTAATCATAGAATTTCTATTTTGGCATATACCATAAATATCAACATTTATTAAAACACTATAATTTATAACCACTGTGATAAATCCTCGAAGTCATCTCCTATTCTCATTTTCCAAGGATTATCATTTCTATCCGATGGTCCATATACTCCTTCATATTGTTGATTCGATGATATACCACCCAAAGTTCTTTTCGTCAAATCAATCCCTTCTTGTCTTAAACGAAGTGCGGTATCTCTAACCCACAACCCAATACAAAATGCCATCGTAAGGTCATCATTATAACCTTTCATAGCTTCAGCTCTGCCATTCATAAATATGAATGTAAACAATTCATCGATTAAACGATTTGAACGAATTACAACTGCCTTTTCTCTAAAGTACTCATCTAATTTAGATATAATCAAAGGTCTAGTCTTAGATGTAGTTGAGAATCCAGCTACCATTTGTCTTTCATCTGCACGATATTTGTTTCTGATTTGATTTTCTACATCCACATATTTCAAATCCTTACTCATATAGAATAAGTTTTTATATGCTCTATCAATTACCTGTTGAATACAAGCCCAACCAATGTTTGCGTTCTCTATTACAAGTAAAGCATCATTATATTGCGTAGATAATTCAACTAAGAAATTTCCAAAATCTTTAGTATCAACCTTCCCTTTGTACTCCGCTACTTGAGTACAACTTGTGATATCCATAACATGGGCTGCGGAATAATCCGAACCATCACCTCTGGCCACATCGGCAATTACCATATAAGAACCATTTGCAGTAGGGTATTCCCATCTCCAAAGGTTTCCATCAAATCCAGTTTTTTCTAATGGGTCTTGACAATAACTCTCTTTATAGAACATTAATAATTCAGGATCTATAAC